TTGATGTTCAACTTCCTGCCATTCATAGAGAAGCAAAAACAATTTTTGTTGCTTGTGAGGACGGCAAATATTCTGTTGTTGACAAGAATTATAAACCGAAAGGTGCTTCGGTGAATGATAAGAAACGCACCAATAAGAAAACAACTGTTGAAGAAGTCGCAAAAGAGTTAGACACTGCTATTGAAGATAATGAAGATGCGTAAAGTTGTATTGTATTTTTATAGTTTTATATAAGGGGAAAATACTCCACAATTTTATGTATTAGGGGTATCTTCCCCTTTTCTTTTGCGTTTTTAAATTTGACAACGATTGGAGAAAGAAGAATGAAAAAGATTACATTTAACTCGCTCGAAGAATGTATTGAATGTTATGGGCGAGAGTGCTTGGTTGCTATTGACAACCTTGCTCAAATTATATTCTATACCAAAAATGGTTGTCAGCCAAAGTTTGTATATGAGAATGAGACCAAGCCCGGAAAGATTGCTGCTTGGTTCTTAAAGTCTGAAACCAACTTTGTATATAAGAAATGGTTGGCAAATAAACCACAATAAAGGATGTATATTATGAGGAATCAATGTGATTTGAATATTGAACCTTGTGATTATACCGTCTATATGCACAAGAATAAATTTGATGGAAAAATGTATGTAGGAATTACGTGCCAAGACCCAAAGAAAAGATGGTTAAATGGTCACGGATATTCTTTTAATCCTCATTTTAATCGTGCCATACAGAAATATGGTTGGGACAACTTTGAGCATATTATTGTTGCTGAAAAGTTGAGTAAGTCAGAAGCGGAAAATATGGAAGTCGAATTGATTTCTAAATACAACCTAACAAATCAAAACATTGGTTACAACCTTGGAAATGGTGGCTGTGCATCAGGGCGGCATACCGAGGAAACAAAGAAGAAAATTAGTGATGCTCATAAGGGGTTAAAGCATAGCGAAGAAACAAAACAAAAATTATCAAAACTTTTTACAGGAAGAAAACTATCGGTACAGTGGCTTGAAAACAGGACAAAGGCTCAAACTGGATTAAAAAGGTCTCGTGAAACAATACAGCGAATGAGTGATGCAGAAAGTGTTGCTGTTATTTGCATAAATAATCGCAAAGTATATAAATCGTTGACAGAAGCATCTAAACTAACAAATACTCAAATTGGTCATATTTCAAGTTGTTGCAACGGAACAAGACCAAGAGCAGGAACGGATGAACAAGGCAATGGTTTGTTTTGGATGTTCTATTCTACATATTTGAGAGATAATTTATCCTCAAAATCAAACGAAGAAATTATCCCAAAACTAAAAAAAGAGAAATGTAGTTTGCCAATTAGATGTATTGAGACAAATGAGATTTTTGAAAGTCCAAGCGAAATCTATGAGAAATTGAATATTTGTAAATCTTCCCTATCTTCCTGTTTGCACGGAAAATATAAAACTGCCGGTGGTTTACATTGGGAGTTCGTCAATGAATAAAGGAAAAAGTTTTGAATTAGATTTCAAAAAATCAGTGCCGGACTATGCTTTATTATATAGATTGCCTGATGCAGCACAATCATTTAGTCATAGCAACAATCTGCGTTTTAGCAGAAAAAATCCTTTCGATTTTTTGTTATGGGATTCTAAAAGACATATATTATTTGCGCTCGAAATGAAAACAGTAGCGGGTAAATCTATATCTTTTGAGAGGAACAAAGATGAGAATAGAGATATACATTACCATCAAATTAAAGGACTAAATGAGTGGAACAAATATGATGGTATTACTTGTGGATTTATAATTGAATTCCGAGCAATAGAAAAGACTGTATTCATTGATATAGATGAATTTAACAAGTTGATGGATGCGGTTACAAAGAAAAGTTTTAATTTTGATGATTTGAACAGTCACAAAATCAATTATGTAGTAATTGGTCAGGACAAGATTCGCACTCATTATAGATATGGTGTTGATGAGTTCCTGATGTCAATAAAAAAATAGTTTTATCGTTATTATTAAGATTTCTGGAGGAAACAAATATATGGTTATTAAGAAAGATTTTAGTGTTGTTGACTATGTTTCTTTGGTCAATGGTATCGTTGGCGAGTTTTTTGATTCCGAGACTGGCGATTATCAGCCTCATATCGGAAGATTAAATGTAATGCGTTTGTTCTATAACGAATGCGTTGTTGAAAGCAAGTTTGACTTACCTCACGACTTTGAGGATGCTCTTATGATGGATGTGCTTGTTGAAGATGAGGAATTCATCAATGAATTCAACGAAGCCATTAAGGGCGACGGAAAGATGAGACTTGACTTTGCAAATGCCTACGCAGAGGCTATGGAAATTGTAAACACAAAGAAAGATTCATTCAACAGTATGGCTAATACCCTTAAAACTGTGATTAACAGCGTTATGGAAAAGATGAGTCCTATTTTGTCAGGAGATGCTATTCAGAAATTCACCGAAATTGCTGATAACATCGCAAAAGGCAATATCGGTGCTGATGCTTTTGTAGAGGCTTACGGCAAATCTCAAAGAATTAAGGATATTGCAAGCAAGGAATAAGGTGAATTGAAATGGCTGCCAATAATATGTCTCAACTTAATGCAATGTTAATGAAAGAATTGAGAAAGGCAATGAATGTTGCTTCGGAGAAAATGTTGGCAGATATGTATGGTGAAACTGGAAAGTTTTACACGAAAGGAAAACCTAAATCATATGAACGAACCGGTGCTTTGGGCGATACACCAAGAACGACGGCACTAACATCCGTTGGCAATTCGGTTTCATTTGAAGCATATTTGGACTTGAATCACCAGTACACCACTGGCTCATATCCAAATATGGAACAGGTTTTAAAACTCGCTAATAGCGGAATACCTTTTACATCTAAAAATGGCTATCCGGCAAGACCTACCCTTGGTAGAAAGGGTTTCTGGGAAGCATCAGAAAAGAAAATGGAGAGGACATTAAATCAAACGATGAGAAAATTCTTCAAGAAGATTTGAAAGGAGTGATTTTTTATGGGTAATGTAAAAGAAGGTCGCTCTACGGTCTACAATGAGATAACGTCCGAAGAAAAATTGCGACAAGTGAACCAAGATAATATCCAATTAGAGGAAGATTTCTTGGAATATCTTGCATCCATAGACAGGTCAAAAGGAACTATTAAACAATATAAAGCAAACTTACATATTTTCTGGTGTTGGAATTTAGAGTCGAATAAGAATAAGTTCTTCGTCGATTTAACAAAGAGAGAAATTGCTAAATTCCAGAGCCACGCATTGAATGTTTGGAAATGGTCTCCAAAGAGAATTAGAACGGTTAAGGCTACTATTTCTTCTTTGAGTAACTATGTTGAGAATATTTTAGATGATGAATATGAGGGATATAAACCAATCGTGAGAAAGATTGAGTCTCCCGCTGATGAGGCAGTCAGAGTGAAAACCGTATTCCAAATGGAAGATTTACAACCTCTTTTAGATGCTCTTGTTGAAAAAGAGGAATATATGAAAGCCTGTATGCTTGCTCTTGCTATGTATAGCGGAAAGAGAAAGGCTGAATTGACAAGATTTAAGGCTTCTTACTTTGATAGTGAGAATTTGATTTGTGATGGTGCTTTATATAAAACACCAGAGAAAATGCAAACAAAGGGTCGTGGTCAAAGAGGTAAACTGCTTGATGTTTACACCCTTGCAAAAGCGTTCCAGCCTTATCTTGATTTGTGGATGAAAGAAAGGGAAAAACTCGGAGTAACTACCGACTGGCTGTTCCCTAAATATAAAGACGGAAAGTTTGTTGATGAGCATATTGAAATCTCGTTTATGGATTCTGTATCAAGAACATTTTCAAATATGCTTGGCAAGTCTTTCTACTGGCATAGCATTAGACACTATTTCACAACATACTTGCTTGAACAAAATCTCCCAGAAAATATTGTTCAATCTATTCAGGGTTGGAGTTCCAGCGATATGTTGAGAATCTACGATGATAGGTCAAGTGATTCACAACTTGAAAAATACTTTGGTGCTGATGGCATTAAAGAAGTCGAAAGTAAAGGATTATCTGACCTGTAATTTAATATAAAATTTATCGCTCACCTTATTCGATTTAGGGTGGGTATTTTTATTTCTAATAACGAGGAAAGGAGGTTGTTTAATTGTCAAATTTTAGTGCGAATATTCAAGCCATATTAGATACTTCTAAAATTCCAAGTCAAATCAAGAAGATTGAAAATAGTACGGCAATCACACTTAAAAAGTTTACACTTGATACAAAGGGTTTGCCATCACAAATTCAGGCTTCATTAGATAGTCATAATTTTACTATCAACCTTACCGGTATAAAGACAAATAATTTGACAAATCAAATGCAGTCTGCTGGTAATAAAGCAGGACAAGCGTTTTCTCAATCTCTTGTTAATAAGATAAATACCCAGATTTCTACTGGTGGTATTGAGGCTTCTATCGCAAGGGTTCAACAGAAATTCTCTACATTGAGTGCTTCTGTTAAGAATATGGAAGCAAGTTCTATGACTGGTACACTCCACGCAAAAATGGAGCAGATTGAGGCTGACTTAATTCAATTAAATCAGTTGCAAGTTCAATTAACCAGTGGATTGCAAGGAGAAGCATTAGTTGCTGCTTATGAGAAGTACAATAAAACACTTTTAAAGGTTAAAAATAACCTTACAATAGTTGATTCAAGTACAAAACAGTTTGCAAGGTCAACAGATGTTCTTGCTTTGCAAAATAAAATGGAAAATTGGCTTAATACGAATACACGAGCCACTAAAACATACGGAAATACCGTCCAAGAGTTTATTCAAAGATTAAAAACACTATCTGCACAAGGAGATGTTTCTTCTGCTGATTTGAATGAACTTTCGGCTGCTTTTAAGAGAGTTGACCAAGCAGCAGAATCGGCAGGTCTAAAAGGAAAATCTTTCGGAAGTACAATTAAAGGTGCTTTCCAAAGTATCAGCAGATATGTCGGTGTTTCTACTCTTATCTATGCTGCATTTAATGCGATTAAGAATGGTATTAAAGATATTGTTGACCTTGATACTGCTTTGGTTGATTTGCAAAAGACAACCGATGCTAATGAAGCACAGTTAAGAAAATTCTATTATACTGCAAACGAAACTGCAAAGGCTCTTGGTGCTACTACACAAGAAGTTATTCAAGCCGCAGCCGATTGGTCGAGATTAGGATATAGTATAAAAGATGCTCAAACAATGGCAGAGACATCTTCTATCTTCGCTTCTATCTCACCCGGTATGGATATAAGTACGGCTACCGATGGTCTTGTTAGTGCTATGAAAGCATTCGATATTGAAGCAGAAGATGCTCTTGATGGAATTGCAAGTAAGATTAACGCTATTGGTAACACACAAGCAGTTGATAACCAAGACATTGTAAATGTTCTTACAAGGTCATCTGCCGCAATGAAAGAGGCAAATAACACCCTCGAAGAAACTATCGCACTCGGTACTGCTGCCACGGAAATCACGAGGGATGCAGAAGCCGTAGGCACTGCATTAAAGACAAAATTTTCAAGAAATTGTCTTTATGCACAGAAATGTGCATAGTGAACATATTTAATTGCAGGTAAAGCGTAAAGCCTTGCACCACAATAATGGAGAAATCACATTATGAAGGTACGAAAGTAGAAACAACGCAAGGATGGTATATGGTCAAAAACCTAACTACCGAAAACAATCGCAGTTCTTGCAGCGAAGCACCCTAACGTTATACATAGACCATATGTTATTAGTCGAGGGTGAACGTTCAACGACTATCCCCAAGTCGGGTTACAGACTTTGAGAATAAGGGTGGAAATCCCGAATATCTGTAACATTAGGAGTACGGCTTAATCGCAAATGAAGTCGGTGAAAACCCGTTAAATGGAAAAGGTATGACTGCTATCTATTTTTAGATGTGGTTAAGAAATAGTCTACTCTCATATGAAAGTATGAGTATTGTTAAACTTTTAAGATGTATTAGTGAATAAAAGAAAAACATATACAGAGGATGATTACAAAATCAAATGCAAAGAATTAAATGTTATTTTTGTTGGAACTCATAAAGAGAGCCACAGAGGAACAATGATTGATTATATTTGCAGCGAACACAAGGATAAAGGAGTTCAATCTTGTGATTGGGCGCATTTTAGACTTTATAAGAAAAGTTGCCCTTACTGTTCTGGAAGATACAAAACGAATGCCGACATTTTACCAACCATAAAGAATAAAAATGTCGAGTTGATTTCCGAATATACTGGAAACGAAAAACCGATTACTTGTAGGTGTAAAGAATGCGGGAATGTGTGGACTACATTACCAAAAGTTCTTGTCACAAACGGCTCTGGTTGCCCTGTGTGTGGAAAATTAAAAGCGGTAAAAGCAGAGAGCAAATCGCACGATGAATTTGTCGCAGAATTGAAGAAAATAAATCCGCATATAGAGGTTTTAGGAGAATATAAAAACACCCACCACAAAATCAAATGTAGGTGTAAAATTGACAATACAATATGGTATGGCTATCCAGCAAATTTATTAAATAGAAGTGCTGGTTGCCCTACTTGTAGTATGTCTTACTCCGAGAGAGAAATGCTTGATGTTTTGAAGAAGTTAGGATTTAATATTGTCTCTCAACACACCATTGATGGTTGTGAATATAAATCAAAATTGAAATTTGATGCTTTTGATATTGATAGAAATATTGCATTTGAATATAATGGAGAACAACATTATAGACCAGTTGATTTTGCTGGTAAGGGTGAAAAATGGGCTAAAAAGCAGTTGCAATTAACCCAAAATAGAGAAAAGGCAAAAATTGAATTTTGCTCAAAGAACAAGATTCCTATTATTATCGTCCCATATTGGGAGCGGAATAATATGGAGTCTTTTATTATATCCGAACTAAAAAAGATAGGAGAAATAAAGGTTTAACAATAGGATATATGTTGCGAATATATCTTAATATTAGGAATGTCAATGCGTATCAGAGGTTACGACGAAGAAACCGAAGAATATGTCGGTGGTGTTGAGGAACTTTCTGGTGCTATTGCAGATTTAACTAAAACCGCTTCTAAACCGGGTGGTATTTCATTATTTACAGACGATTCTAAAACAGAATATAAGTCAACAACCGAATTGCTCCGTGATATTTCTGAAATTTATGATGAGTTGACAGATAAACAACAGGCTGGTTTGTTAGAGAAACTGGCTGGTAAACGTCAAGGTCAAGTTGTCGCAGCAATTTTAAATAACTTCGGAGCAGTTGAAAAATCTCTTGCTACTATGGCTGATTCTGCCGGTGGAGCAATGAGAGAGATGGAGATTATTGAGGAATCTCTTGAATTTAAACTTAACGCACTCAAAGAAACTGCAACAGGCGTATTCCAGAATTTGTTCGCAAAAGAGGATATGATTGTTGTTATTGAGTTGTTGACGAAGTTGATGGAAGTGCTTGACTTCTTAACAGAGAAGTTGGGACTTTTCGGAACTGCGTTGACTGGCATAGCCATCTATGCCTTTGTAAAGAACTTCGATTGACTCAATCAGAGTTATAACATAACCCAGAATATGTTTGGTCTACTATGGGAGAAGATTCATCATAATGGCGATGAGGATAATTCCATAGGAAGAAAGTTCTAAAATAACAAAAGGAGAAATTGCTTGAAACCATAACACTTGCTACTCCACTATTGTGGAAACCGATTTAAAGGTAAATAAGTCAAACCGTTGGTACACGGGAGCAAGTTTTCTACGGCTAACAAATAATGCCGGACAGATTTACAGTTGGTAACGAGCAGCGCACCCATTAGCCGAAAGGACTAATCGTATAATCCGATAGGTAGCAATCGTGCAAGCGATGTCGGGATAAGGATTTTTGTAATGGGAACGTTCAGAGGACACCATTCCTTACAGTAAATAAAAGCCACATTTTATTTGCTGTTAATGTATGTTCCAAAGTACC